AGATAAATGGTATCCGACGCCGCTAACGATGTCGCCACCCAAGGGTTTTGGGAAATGAACATGGTAAAACTAGCTGGGTAAACTACGGCTGCATTTTGATCCGAGTAAGGATTTCCGTCTGAAACTCTATATCTCATCGACCCTCGGCAACCGATATAACCAATACGGAACCAACGAAATAAATTGTTCGTCGCCACATAGTTTATTCCGTTTCCTCCTGTTGCCGTATGCCCATAATCTGGAGGATACATTGGAAATGTACAAATGAATTGCTTCGTTTTTAAAATGCTCGTCACTGTAGACGTCGCTTTAGCGTAACCACCACAGGTGTAACGTTTCAACAACGCTCTCAACGACAACATCTCTTCACCAAACACACGGTTTGTTAAACCGGTGTTAGACGAATCTCCACCAACGTGGCATACTTCATACGGTACACGATTCGGAATCAAAGCGGATTGACCAACGAAACCCTCTTCCTTGATCTCTTCCACTGGATCAGCAAATGAGGGTCCGGACGTTTGCACCGCGTATCCTGGAAGATCAGTCTTCACTCCAAATACACGGAAATCGGGACCTCCTTTTACCGACACGACAATTCCAATCGTTGACGAACTCAATGGAGCAACCAACGTGTTCTCAACAACAACCACCAACTTGCCAATCGATGCTGCTGATGAACCGGGTGATGCTGTGAAGGTTGTTCCAATAGGCAACCACATCGACTGTGACGTCCAACCTACAACAACTTCACCACATGAACCAGGGGCACAATCCAACGTGCAATTTTCAAGAGCCGCCAACGGCCACGTTGCGTCTTCCACTCCACCCGGAGTGGTTCCGGGCTCGTAGTAGACACGCAGCTTACCCGTGTGAAATTGCGAACTCACCACACGAAAACAAAACACCAGAGACCCCCTCCAGAAGCAAAATGGCAAACAACCGTATGCGAGACTCGTGACATCCCAAAAGGACCCAGCTGTCAACGAACACGTAGGGTCGCAATACACGCTCATCACGGTCGTTCCTCGACCTTGCGATTGTGACCACGTTGCTGTCTGAACGATAGAATCATGAGAAAAAATCCTTGTCAACGCCATCTCATCGAGCGACGAATATCCCTCGTCTACCATGTTTGTATCCAACTTACAATGTTTCGAAAACGCGCAACTATCCGCAACAACAACCGTATCCGTAAGCGCCATCGACGTCATATTTCTCTGCATTACAGATTGGGTTTCGAACTTTGCTGGACGCGAAAATCCAAAATAATCAGCGACCGTTCGAACTAACGTCGCACCTTTCGACACGGCTTTAGCGATAGATCCTAATTCCGGAATTCCAGTCAACGCATTTGCTCCTCGCACGACCAAATCAGCCATACCACCGACCATCCCACGTTGAGGAGCTTGCGCCACAGCTGAACAGCGAGTCGCACCCCAGAGAACCATGTCCGTCATCCACGCACGAACCACGATTACAACAGTGCCTGACGTTGCTGAATCATCCCGCTGGAGAGCAATAATCGGTGTGAAAACCAATTTTCCAATCCAGTCGAGTTGGTCCGTCACAACCGTCGGAACACACTCATAAGGATAAATCCACGGGATCGCAATCTCCTTACCACCTGGGACCGCTGCGTCAAAATCAACTCCGAACTTCTGACTCGCGCACGAAATACCAGTGTTCTGATCAAAATCAATCCCCCACGGATTGTACGGTGGAACTACAGGGTTTGGAACCTGCATGTGACGATACGATGCTCGCATCAAACCATACTGGTGCGGACTCGCTGCCAAATCAAATCTCAAGTTTAGCGTCCCTCTCCAGTACAGATTTCCCTTCAAACGCTGCATCACCATCGGATCATTAACCCACAATTGATGCGGATTTATTTCCGACTCGATACTTGCTGAGCTCCAAGAAACTGTGGAAATAACCACTGGTCTACTAAAAAACGCATCACAAGAAGGAGTGATATTGAAACCATGAGACACAAGCGCCATCGAGCGTTGAACCTTCCTCCGAACTCGTTCCGTGTCCATCACCGTCTCGAACGAGTCCAACTCTATTTCCGTAGTAGGACCACCTGTCGTCTCTACACCGGGACCATTGATACTTTCCACTGCTGGAATATTCTCAACCGGAGTCAACGCAACCGTCGACGTCCCTTCATCTTGAACCAAATTAACATTTTCTTCTCTTTCTGCTAGACTTACTCTTAGTAGCTGATCGTCTAAAACCAACCACCGCTTTGTCATAGGCTTCTTGACAACGTGGGGCTGCCACGTATTAATAGGCTTGAATCGCGAGCTCGGCGTTCGAAGTATGACAACCTCTAACTTTTGAAACCTTTTCCACTCACGAACCTCCATTCTTCTTAATTCTGTAAGAACGGAAACAAAAACAGTCTGTGATAAAAATTTATAAAGCGAGTACCATCCAACCCGCCGTGGGTCTAGTCAAATGACCAGGTCCCACACTCTTAAGCTTCCCGATTTGAAACGAGCAACGAGAACCTCATCAGATTCAAACGTCGAGTTTCCAAACTCAGGCACCTTCTTAAGACATTGCAACACCACGTCACGAATCGCTCGCTTCATGGCTGGAGGATGAAACAGAGCCTCCTCCCAGGCGGTTCTCAACACAGTAAAATGTCGGAACCTATCCTGCTTATCGTCACCACACGGTTCGTACATCAGCATACTTTTGAAAATTGACGACATCGCGAGACAGGGAAACACCAAACCCGTTTCTTCATCTCTGTGAAATCCCCTCTTCAAGAACGTCCAATTTTCACTCGACACCATTTTTCCTTTGTCGAATCCAACACCGGTGATGTCTTGACCAAATTTCGCCATCTCAACGCGAAGTCGGTCGATCGTTAACACATCCGACATTGATTTGGGAATTCCAACCAATTGGTCATCCCCATAGAGATTCATGGCTCCACACACTCGAGTCACAACGTCCCTGAACGTCAAATCCGGAAATAACGTCAAAATCACCATCGCCCACAAAATGAAATTTTCCAACGTATTCTCATCAGTCGTCGAAAAATGGCCAGTCAAGTTTCCTCCGTAAAACCAAATCCAAGCACCATCAACAAGGCGAATTACCAGCATGTTTTGCACTAAACAACCTCCGACAATTCGTTCTAAAACTTTCAAACCTAGAACAGATTCCAATTTCTTTTTGTAACACAACATGATAAACCAGAACTTCAATTCTTTGATCATCATGTGAATCCAAAACTGGAATCTTTTGTCGAACTTACCAAAATCCGCCTCTAGGATTGACCCACCGTCGGCCAATACCTCATCCAATTTGGACTTAACTTTACCCCAGTCTTCACTCGAGGCATTGATCCCTATCTTCGACCCAAACATCTTCATCGCCTTGATGAACAAGTCAAGTCCAGGTCCCAACACCATTCGATCCGTCAAATAAAAGCGAAATCCTTGTAACTCGAAAACTCGAGTAGCAACCTTTTCAACTTTTGATTTGGCAAGTAGCTCGTCCTTCAACATACTTTTTGAAAACGAGGGAGTGACAAGACCAGACGCTAAACGAAAAATGTTCTCCGAAACTGCCGTTCGGACACGATCATCAACATATCTCGTCGCTTCTCCGTCTTCACCTTGAAACTCATAGATAAACGTTCCTTTCTTACCAGGCTCCAACTCATTCGCGCCTTTATTTGGATCAACACGGCTAAATTGTCCAAATGATTCCAACGATTCATCCAGACTCAACATTTCCAAGTCTCGAATGTGAGGAAACAACATCTCCTTCATACCTTGAATTACCTTTTGAGTTGTTTTCACCGAAAATGTCCCAACCTCGTAACCTGACCTATTCATCCCTACTTCAAAGGGACTTACATACCGATTGCATTTGAGATCATCATCATATCGAATCGTCGTCTCAAGCACAGCAGGAGCGTACTCTTTTCCTGGACAATGTAACTTCAACGCCTCTTCAGCCTCCGTCTTAAAAGGACTATTTCTCAAACGAGAACCAGGAGGCGCTCCTTGAGATGGACTTGAACCTAAAACCCACGCACCAACTGTATCGCGAGTGTGGGAGTATGCGAACATCCCTCCTATAGGCATCTTGCGCACAATTTCAAATGGTGGCTCCTCATAAACAACATCTGAATCCATCCATCCCAATCCTTGAGAGATTGCTTTCGAACGAATTGATTCTAAAAATGCCGCGTAACCACCAGGAGGGGCTAAATCGATGTACGACTCGCCATCTTTTCCCGCCATCAGTGTTCCAGCAAAATTGTATTGACCTCCTGAAATAATCAAACAGATACGCTTACAATCTCCCATTATCGTGCGCCCTTCATCCCATTGAATGACCGCTCCAGGAGTCCGACGTTCACCAAATTCCGTGACATACGCACAAATACCCACGCGTGTAACTACTCCCTCGAGGTCTTTACTACGCTCAAGACCTAGTAAGATAACCTTATCTCCTTGCTTTGGCGTACGACTCGAATTCATAACACGAAGCATACTTTTAACACCAGTCGGAAACAACGTCGGAATGAAAAACTTCTCTCCAATACGCGTCCACTCGTCCTTTGTAACACGCACATTCTCAACAATACGCGCACTATAGGGACACTCCAACTTTACTACAATTTCCTTAGCATCGGGAGGAACGATGTGATCAATAAACTCCGCGAATCCAAGCGTACGAATTGCATAGGAAACGCAATCTCTATACTTTTCATCCCGAGGCTTCCCATCGATTTCCAAGATTTCCAGACGCAAATACCCTTGACGAATTTTAATAATAATGTCCGCAGTCATCCCTCCTCCGGATGGAACCAATTGGCGGATCATTCCGTCAGATTTACCAAACTCTTTAACGCGAACTTTTGCCCCGAGAAAATCAACGACTTTACCATCTAATTCAACATACTCCGACGAATCAAATTTCTTTGGCATACAAAAAGCTCCACCTTGGCCTATTCCTCCAGTAGCTACAAGTTCCGGCTCACGAGTTACAATCTTCGCGACGCCATAACTCAAGGCTGCGAAACCTGCCATAGCTGACATTCCCATAAAATAACGAGACCGCACCAGAAGTTGCATCTTGTCAAATCGACGCCTAGCCACACGATAGGCCCAATCATAATGATCAACCGTAAATAACGCAGCTTGACCAGCAATGGCATGCCCAACGATCGTACTCCTCAGAAAGGGAACATACGTCCATGCACACACAGCGAACCAACGATGACAAGCGATCATCGAGAGAAATGACACATAGAAGAATGTAACCACAAACGTCCACGGGTACAGCCAAAACACTCCAAAAACCGCCAGTAAAAAGGCTCCTGAAGCTCCAATTCTGACATAATCCGATACTCTCTCTTGATTCAAACGTGCTCTAAGTTCGACGACATCACTAGATGAACCTGAAGCTGACTGACCTTGAAACGGAATAATTTCACCATCATCGCGAGGTTCCGAGGGTTCCGTACCTCCGACTGTTCGCCACAATCGGTAGCGCATAGCGTATACGTGTAAATCAATCTCTCTTCGAAGCTCATAGCGCCACGCCGCTTGACGAAATCTCTTATGCCACGCGGCTCGAGCTAGCGGTTGACGAGCTTGACGCACCTCAGGAAGATCAGACTCCGAACCAGCGACCGTATAATTAGCAAACACCGCGATCGCTCCTTCACGTACACCAGCAAGATAGCCGTGCTCGTAAAAAACGTCAACCAGGTTCTGAAAACCAGCAATGAACAAATAATAAACCATTAATGCCCATTGAATAGGAAGCAACATCATCAACACATTTTGGAGTCCCAACCAAAAACTAATCATGTACCAATATGGTCGGGCCTGCGCCCACACGTATCTCCAACCGTGACGATACCAATCGCTGAAGGTCGCCATCAAACCGGCAAGTAAAAAGCCATAAAAACCAATCACGATAATCCAAAGCATGATAATGAACAACCACACTCCAATATATAACGTCCAGCTCATGACAAAAGGCGGCCGAGGTTCGGGACTTTGACCGACAGAGTCGGGCTTCGACACGATTACAAGATCCGAATCGGAATTTTTCTCTATAATCACGTTCGGTTCCCATTTCAAATAAGAACTCAACTGATTTGAAATCTTATCCCATTTTCCTTCGCTCCTATCCAACATGTCACGATACACGAATTCCGTTAATTGGAATGGGCTCATGGTCTCAACGCTCCACTCTAACATACCTGTATCTTGTCTCACACGATACTTACGCAACTCAATCGTGAATTGATCATTCAAAAACTCAGGGGTTAAAACTGATGGATCAACACCATCCAATTTAGTCGTACCATCGAAATGGCGAATCTTCGATTCTTGTTTCAATTTCATATCCACCATGAACACTCTTCGATACAACGCAGCAGCACCGCGTTTAAATATATGCGCTAAGTCTTCCGTCTCGGCATTCGAATTCATTATCAGAACCTTAAGATTTGCCGTCGTCACGGTCCCCTTGCCTCCTTCAAAAGCCATGGGTACTGAAATGGGGTTTGAAGAACACCAACTCAATATCGTACGGGCTGCGACACTCAAATTATCATCAACTTCATGAACTAAGGAAAAAACCTCGTCCATCGTAACTACCATGATATGATCTCCATAATTCTCTTGATACTTCTCATCAGCAAAAAAATGATGAACAAGATACGCGTCCTCAGGGGCTATTCCATATGCTTTCGCAACACCAGCCAGGACAAACGTCGAAAAAATCGACTTGCCAACACCTGGGGCTGCTTTGTTGAAAAAAGCTAAAGGTTCTTTACGAGGCTCACGCATTCGCTTAAACGTATTTATCTCAGCATTCACAACCATCAATTTCTTTTCCAACGCCATCAAGTGTAACACATCAAATTGACAACTCACCTTCTTGCTCGACAAGATTGAATTGCGCACAAATCTCAACGCAAAACTCACTTTGGCTCTATGTTCCTCAGAACCTTTTATGAACGTGTCACGAAGAGCCTCCTCCGTGACAATTCCACACTTCATCAGAATATCCTTCCGAGAGCCATAAACCATCGACGAAACCTTAGCCGTAAAGTCCGTCCAATCACCAGAATAAAGAACCTTAATAATCGCAATCAAATAGTCCACTATTGTCCCCGCAGCCTTAGTTAAAGGGCCTGTGAGAAAACTCCGAATTGATTTCAAATCCGTCGTACTTTCAGAAATTCCCACGACACGGCAAATAACCGCAACGCCTAAAACTTCCAAAATATAGTGACTCAACGACGATAGGTGGGCAGCACCCTCACTAGTCGTCGGATTTGGCCCTTGGCCATGAGGTTTTCCTAGCTCCTCAACAACTGCAGCGTCGTAAAGCTTCTCAAAACTCCACTTGCGCATAAACGAATGAACATTAATCGCGACTTCCACCCAAGGAAGGTGCCGGTACGATGAGCATAACGATATAACGTCTAATAAACAATCTCGGGGAATACTCAACACTTCAAAAACCTCGTCAGGTGCGGACATCACATATCCATATGATGCGGCAAAGAGACCCGACGCCCAATCGGACGAAGGTCCCTGACCATGAAATCCACACTGCTGCCTTTTCAACTTAATGGCGGCAATTACAGTTTCAAACCATTTAGAACTATGAGAAGATAAATGACGAAAGTTATTCGAAGTTAACTTCTCTTGAGGTCCCTTCTGCACCACAAACGAACAAGATATAGTAGCAGGACTTGAAGCGGGAGGCAATTGCCTCATCCTTTGAAAAACAGACTCCACACACAACAACGACGCAAAATACCTCTGATCTATTACTGCGCCCCATACAACTTCATACGACTTACCTCGTCTAGGTTTCTTCTTTAAAAAACGCGCTGATTCTACAGCTTTGGGTAAAATCTCTGATTCTACCAGCCAGTGGGAGGGGGGGGTCGTCATGATATCTAATTTTCCAGTCTCTCTTTCGTTACGATTGGAGAAGCTTCAGACGGAAATCTCAATAAATCAAGACTCGTCTCCAAAAGGGAATAAAATTCCAGATAGTTATAACGGTGTACCAAATAATGCAATGGTACTTCCTAACTCATCACTATATAACCATAAGTGGAGCTTGGGATTGCAGTCAACCCTTTTCGAAATATCGTTGACTTGCCAAAACCAGATTTTTGCGACATTTCGCCACCACCAAGAAAGTGGACGATAGGGTCAAAACGCAAAACGCTAGTAAGCGACGAAATCAAAATTCGACAGGAACAGTAAATAGAATACACAGGGCAGGGTCAACGCCTTAATTCCAACATAAAAGATCTACAAATCATCAAGTATTGAGCATAGCACGATTAAACGTGATATGATCAACATCGACAACTTAG